TTGCAGGTACTAACGGTGGCACTGAGCAAGCCTTGATGACCAAGGAAGAACGTGATCAGTTGGTTGAGTATCTGGTTGACTTCAAGTGGTTGCCCGGTGGTAGGTATCTGTGGTACGCAGGACGTAAGGCTAGGTTTTATAACAACTGTTATCTACTCAAGGCTGAAGAGGATAGCCGTGAAGAATGGGCAGACCTTTGGCAACGTGCAGGGTCATGCCTGATGACAGGTGGTGGTATTGGTATTGATGTAACAAACTTCAGACCGAAGGGTCGCACACTGTCCAAGACAGGTGGCGTTAGCAGTGGGCCTATCCCATTCCTGTTAGCCACTAATGAGATTGGGCGCAACGTAATGCAGGGAGGTTCACGACGATCTGCAATGTACGGTAGTATGAACTGGCAACATGAGGATGCTCAAGATTTTCTGAGAGTTAAGAACTGGACTCCAGAACAGAGAGCAGCCAAAGAAGCAGACTTCAATGCTCCCGCACCATTGGACATGATGAATGTATCCCTGAACTACGATGACGCATGGCTCAAGGACAAGAGCAACCCAGTGTTTCTGGAGAACGTAAAGCAAGCAATGAAAACTGGTGAGCCGGGATTTAGTTTTAACTTCGGTGACAAGCAGAATGAAACGCTACGTAATGCGTGTTGTGAGGTAGTCTCTGAGGATGACAGTGATGTATGTAACCTATCGTCTGTCAATATGTCCCGCATCGAATCAGTTGAGGAGTTCAAAGATGTGGTTCACTTGGTGACTAAGTTCCTAGTGTGTGGTCTGGAACGTGCTGAACTACCCTATCAAAAGGTATACGATGTACGTCAGAAGAACTCACGGTTAGGTCTGGGTCTGATGGGAATGCATGAGTGGTTACTCAAGCGTGGTCATAAATATGAGGTGACTGATGAGTTGAAGCAGTGGCTCAAGGTCTATCGTAATGAGTCTGACCATACGTCAAGAGACTTTTGTAATGAGTTGTACCGTGTGATCCCCAAAGGTGTACGTGCAATCGCCCCTACTGGAACGATCAGCATTCTAGCAGGTACTACATCAGGTGTTGAGCCTGTCTACTCAGTAGCATTCAAGCGTAGATATCTCCCTGATGGTACACGTTGGAAGCATGAGTTCGTAGTAGATGGTACAGCACAGGTTCTGATTGAGATGGGTATCAACCCTAACAAGATTGAATCAGCAGTTGATCTGGCACAAGACCCAGAAAGACGTATCAAGTTTCAACATGATGTTCAAGCCTATGTGGATCAGGCTATCAGTAGTACAATCAATCTACCGGCATGGGATACTGAGCATAACAATGCTGACCTTATCCCACAGTACGTAGGTTGGATTCAGAAGTATGCAAAGGGTCTACGTGGTCTGACTGTCTACCCTGACGGCGCACGTGGTGGTCAACCGATTACCTCAGTACCATATGAAGAGGCAATCAACAAGAAGGGTATGATCTTTGAGGATAACTCAGAGGAGCAGTGCTTATCAGGAGTATGTGGAATCTAATGACAGGATTCACTATATTCTTTTTAATGGTAATGTCATTCTATGCGGGGTTCTTATTTTGTATGTGGTTCATGCGACATAAGTTCCCCCCATCATTCAGAGGTGACTAATGAGACAAGATGAATTTCATCAACAACAACTAGAGCAACAACAACAGGAAACTAAAATGAGTACATATGAGCAAAAAGCAGGAACGATTTCGATGTTCACCACCGACAAAGAGGGCAATGAAAAACGTCCAGACTTTAGCGGTAACCTAGTGACAGAATCTGGAGAGAAACTTCAGGTGTCACTGTGGTGGAGCGAATCACAGAAGGGTACGAAGTACCTATCAGGTAAGGTGCAAGCACCATACCAAGGTGGTGGGTCAGGTGGAGGTGGAGGCAGTTATGCTTCTTCCGGTGGTGCTACTGACGTACCGTTTTAATGGAGATTACTTATCATGATGGGGAGAGCGTTACGCTCTCCTTTGATAAGCAACTTCATGCTTACAGGGTGGATGGCAAACCAGTTGCATCAGCAACCAAGGTACTGTCTGTTATATCAAAGCCTGCGCTTATACCGTGGGCACTAAAACAAGGGAGTGAATGGGTAGAAAGGAACTTATATGCAGATGAAGAAGATAAAAAAATTGGGGCGTTTAAATACACTAGTCGCCTTGGACTTGCGCAACTTGTCAAAGGAATTAAGTCGGCTTACAGGGGCAGTTCTGGCACTGCGATGGAGACTGGTACAACAGCGCACGAATGGATTGAGGATGCGCTCAAGACTTTCATGTCTGGTGAGGGCAGTTTTGGTGATGATAATCTACCGGACTTACCGGATGATCCGGATGCCTGTAACTCTATTGATGCGTTCAAAGCGTGGGTAGGAGATAACGACATTGACTTCCTGTCCAGTGAGGAAAAGATATACAGCAGACAGGACAACTATGCAGGTACATTGGACTGTGCAGCATACGTTAACGGTAGCCTGTGTATCATAGACTGGAAGACAAGCAAGGGTATATACCCTGAGTATCACCTACAAAATGCAGCATACGCACAAGCATGGGAGGATATACATGGCAAGCAGGTTGAGCAGACATTGGTTCTGCGTTTGGATAAAGCAACAGGCAGGTATCAACAGGGCTTTCAATCTAGGGTTGAGTGGGTAAGAAACTACGAAGCCTTTGTCAGCGCCTTGAACCTGTACAACAGATTGAAGGAGTTGAAATGACTGACAAAAGTGAAGAAAGTATTGGGTCGATGGTTGAGTTCCACGTGAAGTCAGCACTTACGATCTTGGATGATGTAGTATACAATCGGGTAGTCGATCCAGAGATGGTATCCGAATACCTTTACGAACCCATGGTTAATTCGGAGGATGATCATGAACAAGAAGTCTGGAAAACGATACGAAAGTACATCGAAAGATGAGGTAGTATGGGGTAAGGGTTCATCCTTTAATGTCTGTGACTCAGTTGGTGGTACCAACTGGGGAGCAGAAAGATACAGAACTATGGACAACAAGTGGAAGTATATCCTGACCAATCATTCAGGCACTGGTACATGGTATGATCATTATGGGATGGGTGAATTTGATACAGTTGAAGAACTGAATCTAGCAATTATAAATACGGTGGCAAGAAAGAATGGAAGAGAATATTGAGTTGACTTGGTACGAAGCAAAGTTAGCAACTGAGGTGGGTGTCAATAGATGCCTATCCTCATGGGCTAAAGGCAGTGAACACGCAGCAGGTTACAAACCTAAAGACCTGTTTGATACTAACATCAAGGCAGCAGCCAGTGAGATGGCGGTGGCTAAGTACCTTGGTATCTACTGGGATGGTAGCGTAAACACATACAAGTCACAGCCTGACCTAGCACCAGACATTGAGGTGCGCATGAGCATGATGATCCCACCCAACCTAATCATTAGACCTAATGACAAGGAAGGCATGCGTTATGTACTGGTCAAAAATATGTGGGTGCATGGGAAGAGACCCAAGTTTAAAATACTGGGGTTTCAAAGAAAAGAATTAATGAAAGACAAATGGCTCACCGACTTCGGACAAGCACGTCCTGAGTGTTGGGCTGTACCAATGAAGGAGTTATTACCTATATGATTATAGAGCCTGACACAAACGAAAGGTTTGTGGATTCAAGTGGTAGAACGTGGGTGTCGGATGCTTGGTTACGCAAGCAGACTACTACGCACTCAACTGATGGATGGCATGAGGCCGTGGTTGAGCGCATCAAAGGTTCCCTTAAGACACGTAAGGGTAGCCAAAGACTTGTCAAGGGACAGGTCTGGTATCAAATCAAGAACGTCCTAGAGGCGTTCGACAGCATGGTGAACTACTAATGAGTGGAGCAAACCTAGATGGGTATAACATACCCAGAGAAGGCATCCATAAGACTGAGATGCTTAAGCGTATAGATAAACTTGAGGGTGATGTTGATGCCCTCAAAACTTTACTGTATGAACTTGTAACTTTAATAGAGAACTGGACTAATCAAGATGAGGACACCGAAGCATTACGACCTAGCAATACAACCGATTGATTTTATTTTAGAAAATAACATGGGGTTTGTTGAGGGTAACATCGTCAAATACATTTGTCGATATGACAACAAGGGTGGTGATGATGATCTGGAAAAGATCAAGCATTACTGTGACATACTAATCAACAGGGGTAAACATGGACTGTCCTAAATGCAATGTTAAAATGATATGGGGAAATGACATAGATGTCGAACTGGATGATGATGACAACAGTTGCGTATGCAGTCATTTTATCTGCCCAGACCCAGAATGCCATACCGAAGTAGAAGATTTGTACTATGAAAAACCCTTCTAAAGAACAGGAAGAGGAATGGGCAGAGCAGAAGTTACTATGCTTTGCCCGATTCTGTTGGGTCAATAGGCACAAGGTTCATATGTGTAGAGACAATGTGCAACGTACATGGGCACAGATATTTCTAAAGAACCACGGAATAAACCTAGATGTATATGCTGCTGACCGTATCAGGCAGGGTCTGTCGAAGTCGAAAGTTGCAACTCCTGAATCTGTTCAACGCAGCCTATGGGAAAACACGTAATCCCATATATCTTATTCTCTTCATCCATCGTGTTACCAACCTTGATGACACTATCATTGATAGTGTGCAGCCAACCAACAGTTTGGAAAGGGGTAGGCTCCACCTCTTCACCTTCTGTCCAATCGGCTGTAGCGGTGATGTCTAGCCAGTGGACAACCACTAGACTAGGCTCACCGTCATCTTCTTTTTTAAACTTCAGTACATTACTCACCGAAGGTAAGCACCTGACGCCTACGTTCCTTCAACTTACGTAACTCAGCCTGTAATTTATTTATCTTACGCTGATGTTCGCCCCGCCTTGCAGCCGTAACTGGCTCCCGCTTAAGTTTGTTTATCATAGCCTTCTTATCTTTAATCTTACTATCATATTTTTGTTTCAACCTACGCTTCATCTTGGTGGTGTCTAACTGTTCAAGCCTTACACCTGTGTTAGATAATGCAGCAGTAGCAGGACTGTAGTCATCAATGCGACTGTGCCTACCAAGACCCATCTCATCCATAGCCTCTGCCCTTCGCTCCTTCTTGAGAGCGTAAGACTCTGAGCCTGTGACAGCCTCCATAGCCTCACCAATATTACCACCCCAGTTAGGTAGAACCTGACGAACAAACTCATTCATCTTCTCACCTTCAGGTATTGTCGTACCCTGTAATGGATTGATACCCATCGTTGAGTATATGGCAGCACCTGCTAGTCCACCTCCGGGCTGAACCATCTCAGGTAGTCCCGGTATCTGACCAGTACCACCCTCACTTATGGAGAACTTACCACCCGGAAGCAGTCGTTCAGCATTCAGTGACATTGGGTTCTTGTTATTGGGTGACAGTTTGTCCGATATGAAACTGGGCATAGTGATTCGTGCGTTGAGCATACCCGGAATACCAAACATGGGATTGTCAGTTGCAAAATCTTTAGCCGTATCAATATAACTCTCAGGCAATACGTTCATGTTGGTTCCCAACTCATCAAGCATATAGTAGATGGTCGCCCACTTCGCATACTTGGCAGGATTCTGTGCAGCAATCTGTGCCAACTTAGGTATTGTGCCGTAAGTATATGAAAAGAATGGAAGAACTGTGTGTCTTAAAGCCTCAAGTGCAGCAGGTTTCTGATCGTAATCCACAAAGTATTCCTTCGCATCACGTGCAGCCTTGCCTCTAGCCTTCATCGCATCCATACCTTGATCGGTATATTTC